ATAAACCTTCTTACTGTTGCTAAAGCTGAGTTAATCGCTTGTTCCATATCAACGTACACGTACATTCCGCATCTGCCTATGAATGTCATGTTTGGTTTTTGCATGTTCTTATAGTTATTATATACAACTCTATTAGAGCCATCTATATCCTTAACTGGATAGTACCGTTCATGGTTATTATCCTTGTAGTCACATGGCTCTTCGTATGTTATAGAAGTCATTACATCATTAACACCATGTGCCGGCATATTCTTCCACTCTGTCATTCGAGTGTATGGCCCATCGTGCGTAAAGTTAACCACCGCAGCAGGTAATAGTTTTGGCAATGGTAGATCTACATTGTGAAATTTGATGGAGCGATAAGGCAGTTCACCAAACTCATAATCATAATACTCGTCAATGGCCATTGAGTTAAACACGTGTTTGTACCAACCTTCCATAAACGGCTTGAAAGGTGTATTTAATTCGACTGTTATATTTTCATGATCTAAAATATTCTTAAACACTTCCTCATAACCATCTCTTGGCACGCCTTGAAACTCGTCATTAGGAAAGTACTCTTCGTTGTCGTCATCTCTTACTGCAACTCTTTTGAGGATGGATGGATCGAGTTCTTCTATGGTTTTTCCCCACATCTTATACGTGTATGGGGCATAAAACGTGCTAATAATATTTTCTTCGCCAACGATCTCTTTGGTTTCTCTATTGACTGGAAGAGTAACGTACTGGCCAGTGCTTAACATTGCCTTGGCTTTATGCCTGTACTCAACCCATACACCAAACTGTGTAACCCAATCCCAAACCCTTTTATTGTTCGTATGAAATAGATGTGGTCCATACTTATGAATGCGTATGCCGTGCTCATTAGTATAATCATATGCGTTACCAGCAATGTGATCTCTTGAGTCAATCACTCGTACTGTATGACCAGCTTTGGCCAGTTCATGTGCAATAACTGCTCCTGAGAATCCAGCTCCTACTACCAGATATTCCGGCTCAGAAAGTTTTGTCAAGGTCATAGAACCACTCCTTTCCTAGATCTTCAGGAGTGCCTATCCACTGAGTTGGCTTCTTTTGTAACTCAATCATGCCACGATATGTAGGTATTCTTTCAATTGGACATTTTAGAATAGGTCCATCTTTCTGGCCAGTAATGTGCAATCCTGAATTAAGATGAAAATTCTTAAGATCTTTAGGATAAACAAGAGAAGGGCCAGCAGTTATATAAAACTGGCATTCTTGGTGTTTATACATTAGTGGACACCAATGTCGATTAAAGTCTTTTTGGTCACCAATATATGTGCTAATTATTACCACGGCTTTTGCGCCTCCACGACGGCTGAATGTAATGCTCTAATTTTACCTTTAGTGTCAATGTTTTTGAAATCATTAACTCTGCTATCCATATACTTATGGGCTTTTACCATGATGAATCCAAGATCACGCATTGTATCAATAAGCTCAGCTCGTGGCCATACGTAAAGGTGTTCACCTTCTTGCCACAACAAAGCTTGTCCACACTGTACACGTATGGATTCTTTACGATATTCTGGTGGACAGAATCCGTGTTTTACTACATAAAAATTATGGTATGCCGCGCAAAAGAACTCTTCATCTTCAGTAAGAGCCCACTCTCCAAGTAGCTTATCAACAAACTCACGAGGTGGCCAAACTGTACGTAGAGTACCACCCGGCTTGAGTACTCTAAACATTTCTTTAAGAAAGGCTATGCCTTCTTCTTTATGGAGGTGTTCAATAAAATGCTCGTTGTATGCACCATCATAGGTATTATCCGATATGCCTCGCATAGGCAGTTGGCGCATATCGTATTTTTCTACGCCTTTTTCAACATCTGCAACGTCTCGGAAAGCGTCCCAGTTAATTCCTCTCTTTGCACCAGCTGCAATCTCGAGATATCTGGCCATCTTTCATTCCTTTCCATAATTTAGGTATGTTGAACTTGTCCCTTGCAAGATAATGGTTAATCTTACCATCAGGCCATTTTCCTTTACCCCACTGATAAGGCATCCTATTCCAGTATGTATCAAGTTCGTAAACATTAAAAACTGGCTGACTTAGCTGCAGGTTAACATACATTTGCTCTGTATATCGAGTACGTAGTACGTATTCATCAACTGAAGTAAAGTGCTCACGTGCTTTTATACGGCCATGTTTGGTCCATAGTTGCACACCACCATTAAGATACCGGAATCGTTCTTCAGGATATACAGTTGATTTAGGAAACTCCCAGTCTTTGCCAAATAGCTGTTTACCATAAGCAATAATTCCACGTTTCCATTGTGGTACATCCATCACACGTTTGAGCCAACCTGCAGGTGGACCTGTATGCACATTCAATTCATGCACCATAGCCACATCAGACTCTTGGTCAAAGCTTTCAAAGATATTCTCATTTGTAGTGATTAGCATATCCAGATCGAGTGTCAGGATATTGTCGTACTCTTCGTATTGAGGATCATAGAAGATACGTAATGAGTCAAGGCGTGGATCCAGATGTTCGAAATACCTATCGTTTGCTAGCTTGTATTCTGCTCCGCAAAACTTGGCATACATTTGTGCACACTCTGATCCAGCCTTGGCCCAGTCTGGTAATTCCACTCCACCTAGATCCGCATCAAAAGATTCGTACGGAATATAATATTGTAATAATAAATTTTTCATTTATTCGTGTTCACCACCAGGGTCACGCGGATCTAACTCCATCTTTTCAAGCTTTCCTTTGCCTGATAGATACATAACGGTACGTGCACGTGATGGTGTGTGATAACCTTTTTTAAGAAAGAATGTAGGATTATTCTTTGCAGTTTCAAATGTCCCTACAGTAACCACAATTGCAGCTAACAATAAAGCGTGGGCAACCGCGCTTACACCAAATACAAATATGCTTCCCATATACGTAGAAAACACAATACACCACATCCAAGCTAAAACTTGTAAGACTAAATGGCGTACGCCAGTATCAGGTATATGCTTAAGCGGATTGACATCAGCATTCATGAGGCCTTCCCAGCTGTTATATACCATTTCTCTCATAGACTTCACTCCTTTTTCAAATTCAACATGTAATGGATAATTGGCATCCATTACATCTTTAAAATCAATTGCATCATAAACATTTATAAACGTTTTTGATACTTTTTCATTACGAAACCATGCTGTAACTTTATACATTATTTTCCTTTAGCATCACCTGACTTTGCTTTTGTGTAAGCACTAGCTCCAAAGAATGCGGCCACTAAACCAGCGATTGCTACAAAGTATGTAGGTGCAATATCTGCAATCAGTGATGCTGCTTTCTCATAGCCAAGCATAGCTGTTATTAATATGCCACTTGGATACAATAGCATTCCTGCTAATGCAAACCAAGCCATTTTACGGATTTGGTCTTCCTTTGCATCTTCATTCTTTTGCATAGAAACTTCATGATCAAATTCTGCTATCTCTTTAGCCCTCGCCATTTCTTCATCTGTAATAATCCCATCGCCATCAGCGTCTAGTTTGCTAAAAATCGAACCTTCTTCGAGCGTCTTCGGTGCCATCATAGTACTCCCTAATGATTTGTGCAATTTCTTTTGCTCTAACAAATCCATTACGAAGTGAGTTTGATCTATGACCATTCTCCAAAAACCAGTCTATAGTATCTATACAAGAAGACCGACTGGTCATATTGAAGTCATATGTTAAATCTTCGAACTCGGTTCTTAGATTTAATATTTCAGTGATAGTTGCCATGCTTTCTCCAGTTCAACAAATAAGTAGTCTTCAAGGTCGTCTTCATTACACTGGAAGCGTATAGCTATACCACCAGCTTCTTGAAAACGTTCGATATTCTCAGGTTTATCGTCAATCAAAATATTTGGCTGACGAGTGAGAGAATTATATGCATATTTATGCTTATTACTAGTGAAGATAACATTTTCAACTAATGGAGGCATATAGTTCAATTCTTCAAGCCATCTGCGTTTCCAGTAAGCTGAGTTGTTATGATCACCACGTAGTGGAGAAGAACAGATACCCCAATCACCATTAGTGAGTTTGCTTACAAAATCAACGATCGCACATGAGAGACTAGGACCTGATCTACGTGGACCACGATCTTCTCTAAAGATTGGTAGTGTGTAAAAGAAGTCAGTATTAGCAAGTTCTTTAAATTTAATCTCACGATCTTGGATTGACTTCCAATGGTCAACACCGTAGAGGTTTTCAATACCGCTGAAGAAATCAGCGATGACTCCATCCATATCAAGCAATACTGTCATTTATTATTCCTTTCGCAAATTCATATAAGTCAATAACCATTTCAGGCTGATTAACACCTATTATAACACCAATTATAACTCCAATAACGAGATACATTATCCAGCCTCCGGACCAAAGTCAATCGAAGTTTTGCCATCGTCAATGTTATCAAAGATCCTCTCGAGGTATTCGATGCGATCTAGGATCTTAGCAGTTTTGGTTTTAATTGCATACAAGTCAGTATATTCGTTTTGAAATGCAGTCATTTGATTTACTGTTAATGAAGTCATTATGCAGCCTCCTCAATCATTGGTGAACCATCAAAGGTAGTAGTCATGATAACCGGTTGGCCACCAAGTTCATTCTCACCGACACGACACTCGATCCAACGAGCAGCTTCTTCGATAGAATCAAAACCTTGAGACTCATCAGCATCAAAACCAGTTTCAGTCTTGATTTCTACAGTGCCACGGAATGAACCAAGCATATCTGTATCGATAAATGCTGTATGGTCTGAAACGATATTTGAAGCTTTGTAGAAACCTTCAGAAACTTTAACTAACTTTAACATGATATTTTCTCCTCATCATCATTTTATAGATATATTATACACCATATTGATAACATTGTAAACAAAAAAGTGAGCAGAAATGACTAATCTGCTCACTTTTTTTATGAAAAGAATATTGGTATCCCGTACCGGATTTGAACCGGTGTTGCCGCCGTGAAAGGGCGGTGTCCTAAACCACTAGACGAACGGGACTTGATTTTAGTGGAACATCTTACGACGATTGTACTCATCACGAGTTTCAATCATTTGATCAATCCAAGCATCACGTGTTTCTTTGTACATGACAGGATGGAAGTCATCCACATCCATAACGATGCGAGTCTGGTTGATAGCCATACCAGTACGTTCTTCCCACATGACAGCATAAGCTGCAAGCTGCATAAAGTAATTACCAATATTAGCCTTTTTCTTAGGACGACGCGAAGTCTTCCAATCAACGATTGTAGGTACACCATCCCATTCAACAATGGCATCACATGTACCAGCTAGTTTCAAATGGTCAGAATATAAAGGTACTTCTTGACCATAGACTTTGGTAACATGCTTATCCAGAAGAGGACGTAGATTCTCTAGAGATTGTACCACATGAGGTAAGAAACCTTCACGGCATTCAGTATCGTTTTGTAGATACTTTTCAATCAATGAGTGGACTTCAGTGCCACGTTTAGCAGCACGGCTACCGATACGATTGGCTTCTTCCTCACCAACACGTTTACGCCATTTAGCAATAGACTCTTCGCTTAGGATAGAAAGTACAGTAGTAACAGAAGGGTAAGCGTTCCCATCAAGCGTAAGGTACCGTCGTCCGTCTGGGCTGTCCGTTCGATCCAACTTATCATATCCCATATCGATTTTTTCATGGATAAACTCCATCATATATTCCTTTTCCAATTGTTAGATCCATTATATCACGCTTTTCTGCAAATGTACATATAATAATGAGCAGATTAGTATTCAGTTTTTGACTCATAGACATCAAAGTCTACTCCTTGTCCAACCCCTACAATACACATAGTATCTTCGTTGAAAAACTCAGCCATTAGCCAAAACTGAGATTTTGGTTCATACCAAAAACCATAGTCCATTGTACGTGTTTCATTGCCTACACGTGCTTGACCTACCATTGCCATCAACGGCATTAAACCATCACCAACAATACGATCCATTACCTCTTCGGTAGGACCGCATTGAATTGGTTTCTCAGCCCAATATGGGCCTTGTTGTACTGGTTCCTGTGGAAACCCGTCGTTCGGGTTTGCAAAAGCTACAGACCCTAGGAACACTACATAAAACGCCATAAGTGTTCCTATAATATATTTGTGCATTATTTTAGCCCCATCATCTCCTTTGTCATGATATAATCACGAACAATACCCGAGCGGACAATATCGTCCCACCCAAACTGGACTATAGAAAACTGGTTCATTCTTTCAATAATATTTAAGAACTTCATAAGTCCATCTTTTTCACCGTCATTCTTAAAATCAGACTGAAGGTAATCACCGGCAAATATTATCCGGCAGTTCTCACCAACTCGAGTCATAATCGAATCAAGCTCATGGAAGTTTAGATTTTGCATTTCGTCAACAACAATGATGGCATTATCAAACGTTTTGCCACGTATGTACGATGTTGTTTCAAACTGTATCTGATGACTATTTATCATTTTATTATAGGCTGCGCTTGCGGCATTTGAAAATAGTTGATCGCATATCATACGATATGGTGCCTCAAATACTGATGTTTTTTCTTCTAGCTTTCCCGGCAAGAATCCAATTTCTCTTACCGCTACTACAGATCGCACAAGAATAATTCTGTCATAACCTGCTTCATTAAGCATCTCATCTAAAGCAAGATACATTGCAAGGAAAGTCTTACCGGTACCAGCAGATCCAGCTAAGATTAGATTTTCGCCTTCATCCCATAACTTAAATGCCTTTTGCTGGTTTTTAGTCATTGGATCTATTTGATATAGATCACACGCTTTTACTTTAGAAGAGTTATTGCTCATGAGTTATCAATTGTATTCCCAGGATATTTCTTTTTGATTGATTTCAGATGACTACGAAAATCACCATCGGTTTTACTCATAACACTACCATGCATTGAGATAAAGTTATTAGGTACTAAGACTTTAGAAACGTCAGGTAATTCATCGAGGACAGTTTGCAGCTCCTCGTACGACATGTTGACATCCCATTCGTCTCCGGTCTTACTATCGCGTAGCGTGTAAACGGGCATTGATTTCTTCTTCCAATTCTAAACATCTGTGGTGCAATACAGAGATTGCAGTATGAATATGACCAGTGTCATGTGGTTCAAGTCTACTTTCAAGTAGCTTGATTTCCGATTGCAATATTTTATATTTATCCATTACTGTGTACATTATTAAACCACTCCGGTCTGTTGCGTTTTGTCCATACCATTTTAAAACGCTCTTGTTTTGTTTGATAGAAAAGCCTGTATGACTTTACTGGATCTGGAAACATGCATTCAGGGTTTGCTTTCATTGCAAGTTTAAATTCTGTCAATTCATTTTTCTGTGGCATATTCACTGGCATAATACTAAGGATGTCACGTAGAACTCTATCGGTTTTATGCGTTTTGCCATACCTGTATGTATACTCGTCACATAGTGCAAGAAAGTGTTCGTAGTGCCATTTGTAGTTTTCGGAAGATTCCATAGTCCATACAGTACAAGGGTGGTGAGCGTGCACTGCGCTGTAGAGTGTGGTTTCGTAATACTGGTTTTCCATGCGCCAGTATTTGACCACAGTCTTACCAGATTTAGATGGACGTTTTTCCATAATGCCATCAAGCATACGATGTGATGTAGATAACATTTGACCAGATTCGACAATCATTTTTGGTACATGCTTGTCACATTGCATTTGAGCAGCAATGACTGGATCTTTGTGTAGTATAAACAGATTCATAATGATAAAACCCCTGATTCATAATATAAGTATATTATATCACAAATCAGGGGAGTTGTAAACAATTAAATGACTGCAGCTAGCCTTTCTTCCATAAAGAGTTTCTTCTTCATAAGTTTTTTAACTCGATCACCATCGCCTCTATTTTTGAGTTTCGAAATGTAACCCTCAATAAGGGCGATATCATTCATGAGTCGTTCGAGCTGTATTGCTGGCATTATTGTCTCCGTGTTTATGGGAATCAATCAGCTAGTAGTTTTGGAAATGCCTCCTCAATAACTGGCCGAGTGATACCGGTTGGTTTGTCTTTATTAATCATACCAATAACGAGCTTAGCGTCGTCGGGGTCTATGCCCTCTATCAAACCGATGAATATACTTTCGCGCTTAACAGGTGTCAGCTTTTCAGATTCGCGTAACCCTTTCACGAAGTATACAAATTCTTTATGCGCTTTATGTAAATTTGTAGGAGCGCTGTGTGCCTCAGACGGAGTCCAAGGTGGCTCTCCACCGGGTAAGTTCCATTCAATAGTAGAATCGAATGTACCACGTAAGATATCTTTTAGAGCCCAGCTTTCGTGCTTAAGTAGAAGTTCTACTTTCTTTTCTTTGGTACGGGCTTTTCTTACCAAGTCTAGCACTTCATGTACGTTCAAGATCATAAACCTATTTATCCTTTATATGCTTCGAATGTATCTTGCATCCTATAAATTCATTATAATATATATCTGATAACAAAACGTCGTTTTCAAACTGAAGCTTAGCTTCGTAGTATGACATTTGACCTTTAGTCTTACACAACATTAAGATTTCTCTTTTATAGTTGTCCTCACCTTTTGATTCTACTAGCTCTTGTACCTGTTTATTGGATCCAAAATAGACGTGCCAGTCAGAGGGTACCCTCGTTCTAACGCGTCTATTTCTTTTAGAATTCTTTGGTAATGTCTTAGGCCTCCAGAAGTTCTTTTTACCGATATATTTTTTACCTGTATCCAGTTCTGTGATGAGGTAGACAAATCCTTGGTATTCTTCAGGAGTATCGACGTATTGTTTATCATTGTATATCCACATGTAGATATATATTACTCATCTTCGTCCCACTCTATTTCACGCTCTCCTCGAGAAACGTCAACATCATCTCCTCCGCACAACGGGCAATACGCTGGAACGTCAGCATTGCATTCGACAATCATCTCGTCTTCGCATTCATGACATTCAACTAAGTACTCATTCATGGTGACTAATCCTTTCTAGAATTTCTAATTTACGTTCATCAGTAGCACGTAACCATTCTCGAACTTCTTCACCAGTCCGATAACACCCTAAACAGATGTTATCGGAAAGAGTACAAATTTGAATACATGGTGACTCAACATTAGAAGTCAATTTCGCAACTTCCACCAGCGCATGCAACAGCTGCAATGGTATCAACGTCTGTGTAGACCTTTTGTGTTAGACCAGATTTCCAATTAATTGGTTTCAAGTTAGCTTGGATCTTATTCCACTTATGGAGTAAATAAGCATCCTTCAAACAATGTTCTGCTCGCTTGTTATCACCTTTTAAGTAGTTTACAGCAAAGTTTTCGAACCGTCTATTCCAATCAGCACGTGCTGCATTCTCAGCACATTCCAAAGAAATATCAATACCGTATCCTTGAGCTGTAGAACAAGCATCCCATAGGTTACTATAGACTTTCAATGCGTCAACAACAAGACCTGATGCAAAGATTGCAGCTTCGTCATATTCTTTGACCATTTGCTTTGCATTGATAACTGCAGTGTTTGGAGCCTGATTGTAATCTTTATCACCTGACATAGACAAGAATGAAATACCTGAGAAAGAATGGCGATTCTTGAATACGTATTGCTCTACTTCATCCCAATCATCGACTAGGATAGTGTTTGATACATTATGGCGAATACCTTTGTCTGCACAAAGCTCTTCATTTGTACCAGCTACAACCCAATGCTTTTGAGCTGTTTTTACTTTATCTAAATGCACAACACCAAGCATATCGTCTTTCATCAAAGAGCCTTTATGCGGAATGATTGGAAACGATACAACGACATCAGTACCTGATGCAGACCATACAGATTCTTCTACCATATACGGATTTGACTTGATGATAGCCTGAGTAATTTCAGACTCTTTATTCATCTGGACATTTCTAATATATGTTGGCGAGTGTTCTGCGTGGATTCCTGATGCTGTCTGAAGTAGAACTGACGCATTTCCTGAAGGCTTAACACATGTTGTCCGAGCGGCAGGATTGATTCCAATAATTGCTGCGATCTCTCTATTGACTTCTTTGACAATTTTAGCTCCTTTTTCAAGTACTTTAGGATTGAACAAGATGTCAGGTTGATTCATCCATCCGGTAATTGATACACCAAGGAGTGCTTCACGATCAAAGATCTTCTTTGATGTTGGACCTAAGAATTTAAAGTCTGTATATCCAGCTTGCATTGTACCAAGGATAGCACCTGCACGGCATGCTTTATAGAAGTCTTCTTCTGTCTTACACATGCCACCATTGATTTCGGTAAGGTTACAACCTTGCCAGCCAGACTTACCATCAATCTGTGGATACATACCAATCTCAACACATGGATTAGTTGTATGCTCTGTAGACTCTACAAACACAAAACCGGGTTCGCCGAATGACTTAACGGATTCCATGAGTTTAGCAAATTCTTCTTTCTTTGCTTCATTACGTACAATAACAGCTGAGTTGTTTGAACGACCACGTTGTGGGTTATCAATAAACCAGTTACCTGTTTTAGCTGTCATCATTTCTTCGTCTGTTGGTGAGAACAAACAAATAGTAGCTGAACGGCGTACACCACCAGATAACACAGCATCAGCTGCATGCATAGTAATATCATAAACATTGATAGGCGATAAATCTAATTCGCCTTTGCTGTCAATTACTTTACTTTGAAGTAAGTGCTCGATCTTATCAAGAGACTTACGTAAGCCTTCTGGACCCGGTGCTTTAAATCCACCAGAGATCTTAGCGCCTTTTGGACGAATTTGTGTAAGATCGAAGAACACACGACGACCTTCAAACTCTGGATATTTACCACCACCTACAAAATAAGATGCCATCAACACGTCTAGTGCTGAAGCCCAACCTTCAATAGAGTCTTCTACAATAAAACCTTTTGCTTGCTTTGTACGAGCGGTAATCTTTGGTAGTTTCGCAATGTGATGTGTTTGTACTGAGAAACCAGCACCAGCACCACACAATAGAATATAAAAGACTTCGCCAAAAAACTCAGGCCGATCTGCATAAGATGATGTACAATTATACATACGCATCTGGTGTTTTAGTAGTTGATCACCACCAAATTGTAGTGAACGTTGAGCGGCAAGTACACGCTGCTCTTTGTAAGCTTGTTTCGCTTCGTCTAGGTAAGGACCTAATTCATTACCTTTTTGTTTATAATTTTCAGCATGCATGTCAATAACACGATCTACTGCTTCGTCCCAGGACTCATACCGATTTTCCCCATCGATGTATCGAGAGTATCCTTCGTAAAATTTTGTTTCGGACAAAAATTGCCTCGTGTCAACATGAGCTGTTGCCATCAAACTCTCCCTTTTTGTGAATTTCTATTATGAACTATTATATATCATTCTTGCCTGTTTGTAAACAGGTAAAATGAGCGTAAAAGGCTAATACCCAGCAAAATATTTACGAATCATTTCGAGTCGATCGTCAGCTGCAGCCAGCTTATCTAATTCTTCCATGAGAGCTTCGGTAACATCTGAGTGTTCGCCAATGCCAGCTGGGTTATGCAAGTAGACTTCAATATTTGCTTTGTGGACAGCTACAACGCCTTCGGCTTGCTTCTTTGCAGCTGTAATCAATGTTGATGCTATACTCATTACTATTCTCCAATTTTAAGATCTATATTTGCTACGCCTAAAATCCTAGGCTTATCTGATTCACGCTTAATTCCTTTTGACACCATGTGCTTAAGATATGTTGGAAAGATAATCATGTCATCTTCATGTATATCCATGTGTCTTCCTTCGAAGTAAGCAGAATTATCTATATCAGATTTATTAAGTAAATTACTCATTGAATGCGTGTTATGTAAGTATTGAGCAAAAACAAGAGGATTAAGAAACTTAGTTGAACTATGATCTCGTCTATCATAGCTAATATAATGTATGCAGCTATATGCTCCTTGCCATCCTTTTGCTTTATAGAAATGGTCGTGTGGAGCCATAGTCCTAGAGTTCACCGCAAGGTTGACCATCTTCCATCTGTATTCGAAAGAGTGCCAAGACTTGTCAAGTGAATCCATGTATTCATCTATAGCTTTTGCATATGAATCGCTGAGAGATTCTATTTCTTTTGGGCAGTCAAACATTGTGCCATAGTAATGATGGAGGTCCGAATCGGTATCCCAATAATTCTTATTTGGGTCCTTTTCGTATCCCTCCATCGCAGCTTTAATCAATGCTTCTTTATCGTAAGAGTCCGGATCAATCCTAGTTTTGATAACCATACTAGGGAACATGCTATAAGATTCCATTATTACTCCATTTCGATTTTACAATTTCTTTTACGATGGCCATTCCAAGCCGCCCAGCCACCAAGACGTAATGCCCAATAGGCAAGGTAGTTTAGAAAGTGAAAGCCATTTTGTTCAATGTTAATATCTCTAAAGATTTCATCTGCTCTCTTTTGAGTAATAACACCTATTGTTTCTTTTTGGCCTGACTTTAATAGTGTTTCGTATTTGTATGCATAGTCATGAACAAGACCACCCATCAATAATACGCCTGTTGGTGACAACCAAGTATGTAGAAACTTTGGAATAGATGCACCATCAAATGTAAATCCTGCTGGGATGATATATCCTTGGCCTTCAATTCTAAATGCCCAATCATCGGCTACTTCCCAATGACGTGTTCCTGTAAACCACATCCATATTGCACCCCAAAAGCCTTTGCCTGCTGTTGGAATAGCAATTGGTCTTAATTGTGGCATTACATTATATTCAAATCCAATAAGCTCTTCGTCTTGGTCTACACCTAATTTATTAATACCCCATCCAATAATAATCAAAATACCTACGACAGTAAACTGCCACCATGTTATGAGTTGGTCGATAACGAATTCCATTATTCGGTCTCCTGTTTGATTTCCTCCGTCACAGCCTTCTCATAATAAATGATTATATTCTTCTGTTGATTTATATATCTTCTTAGCTCAGAGATATTAAGTGCTAAATTCTCGTAGTCTTGCATTGACAACGCAACAAAGGCAAGATCACCGTTTTCCTCAGTAAACTCCTTGACAAATTCTTCGTAGATCTCAGCGTTTACAACGTAAACACGAACATCATTGAGTTGGACTGGCTTCGGTAATGTTACCGTCGGTATCGTTACTTTTTCGATCTTGGTTACTGTTTTGATCTCCGCTGGTAACCTGAGGCTGCTGCAGCCAGTCAGGAATATCGCGGCTGCCATCACCACCAGTATCGGTTGTAATTTCACGCCAGAGTTTAGCAGTTGCGCCATTCATTCTACCTTCTAGGTTCTTTGCATCTAACAATGCATCTCTTACTAGATCTAGTTCGGCTAGTTTATTACGGAGACTATCTCCGTATTGTTCAGCCCTTTGTAAATCAATTTGTAGTTTATTACTTAATTCAGCTAATTTCTTTTGATTTGCAATAGCAGTTTCTAAGCTTTCATTGGCAGTTTGTACCGCAACTTCAAGCTGAGCATTATTCTTTGTAAGTATTGCTATTTTGTTTTGAGTGGTGTCATAATATTGCTTGGCACCATAACCTATGCCACCTAGTATGGCCATAACAAAAATTAGTGCATAGAGTTTCAGCATCAGAAGACGCCTTTGTCCTCAAAGTATTTCTTAAATCGCTTGAGCATAACAGACTTATCTTTTTTCCTACGTTTGTCAAGGAAAGGTGTTGGTCCCATCGCAGTCGTAGCTGGATTAGGAATGTTGGCAGTAGTCGTCATTGCTGATGCATCTTCTGAAGCACTTGCCATAGCTGCTGGTGTTGGTGCACCTTTTTCGCCTTTTTTACGCATTTTCTTTCCAGATGCCCTTCTAGCTCTGATATTGTCCCATAAACCCATAATTCCCTCTCTCGTGCATTACTTGTAGATTTCGCCTATAGTTATATACAAGCGTTGATTCGTCTTCACGTGTGTCGCTTCGTATACATTTATTCCAAAAACATCCCCAATTGGAGAACCATCGAAAACTTTAACTTGATCTTTTGGTAATATAATTTCATCCAGAGTGCGGTTACAGATCTTTGCGTTTTTAACACGATATATGCCTGGGCTTATTGTACCGTCTTCAAGCATAAACCACTGTGAATTTTCTTCGAGGAAGTCGGATGGTTGGATACCAACTTCTTGGATAATCTTTCCGAGCTGATCGTCAGATAAATTAAATTTTTCTTTAATGAGAAACAATCCTGCAGCGAATGATCCGAGGCTAGTCCCAAGTCCTGGGACTTTATTAAGCAACCGCTTAACGTTAGCAGCAAGACGAATAAAAGGAGTGTATGAATTCTTTTGAGCATCGGTCTCGATCTTTACATCTTTTAGACGCTTACCGTTTTGATCAATCAGACCTTGTTTGTAAGCATCCCAACTTGTCCATGACATAACAAGCATCCGGATAAACCGGAAGGTGTAGACCATATCTGCGCCGCGCTTTAGAATACTCATATTTGCCTCAACCTATCTACAACTGTTGGATCCATAACAAATCCCGTAACTGTATCGCCTTTAATATACCCAAGGTAGATCAAAAACGGTTTGATAACCGGCCAATGCCGATCGTCTAATTTAAGCTTTAATATCTCAAGGGCAGGATCAATTCCAAAAGAGTTAAAGATTACTATCAAATGATTTAATATCAATCTTTCAGTTAGCTCTTCATGTTCAAGGTATCGATTCACTAACCTCTTAATATATTTAAAGCGTTTCAAGTCCTCATAGAACTCATCAATATCTGAAAACTGTGGTTTGTAATACACCTTTGCGGCATACAACATTAAGTTCTCTTCTGTTAATTCATCGAATATCATTTTCATGTAACTATATATTTAAGAACTTAGCTAGTTCTGGGTGATAGTCACCTAATGTTACATTATAAAATTGATCTAATTTCTTAGTCTCATCAATGAATTCGTTCCATTTATCCTCGTCGTATGTTCTTTCTTTCCAAAAATCTCTATATGCTGATTCGTACTTTGAACCTTTTACTTTATCACATACCCAATCTTGATATTCAATTGGAGCATAATCACAAACTGAAGTAGCATGTGTAGTCCAATTCCAAAAATGTTCATACCCCATATCTGTAAATTTCTTTTCAGTATCAGGCATTGTATCGGCATTATATAAACTTACATTTGTTGTGATATTGACCTTTGTGTTTGGCCACTTATCAAATTCTTTTATGTTACTATAAACATCATCAATATTACTTCTGAAACGAATATAATCATTTACTTTATGAGATGAGTCAATACTAACGCTCATATCAATATGCTTATATTTCTTCAATCTTTCAACCATAGCATCGTCTGGTAAAACAGATGCATTGGTAGTCAAATATAGTATAATCTCACTAGCATCAATTTGTTCATCAACAATATCCAATAAGGTTGCCAAGTTAGGTGAGATGAATGTTTCGCCACCTTGTATTTGTAACCTTGTCAATTCGCTTAAGTCCATCAAACGTAAAAACGATATATCAGCTGGATCGTATTTCTTTACGTCTTTACCAAGAAACTTATCACGTTTGAGCAACTTAGAACTTAAATGGCTATTGCACATTCGGCATTCAAAGTTACACAGGTTGTCAATCATAATCTCGATATGGCGTAACTTATCAAACTGATTTACTCGTTCGATGTCAGGCCATTTCTTCAAACCACTTGTTCTTTTACTAAAGCCAATTGTTTCTTCGGCCTGATAGCATGTAGAACACCCTGGTACTTTTTCGCCTTTCAACATCTTTTCTCTGATTCCGGAGAACCCGCCATCTTCAAGGTGATGGGCCGGGTTCTTTACGAAATCTTTAGCAAGGATCTCATCGTCAGATGGCTTGTAGAAACAACAAGGTCTGACATTTTGACCGTATTGCAGCGAAAAGCTGACAAACGGGTAAGGACAAAAACTCATAACGAAATAATAGTCCTATCCAAACAAGCCGAACTTCTTTGACTTTTTTGACTTCTTGGCTTTTGGAGCCGCGGCAGGAGCTTCAACAAGTTCTTCTGCTTCGTCTTCAAATGCTTCAAATGCTTCGACTGGAGCTGGATCCATAGCAGGATGGTAAACCGGCTCGGCAATCATTTGAACTCCATTGTACGCATCAAGTTGCTCTTGAGTAATACGTTGTGACTTTAAAAGGTGACCTGTTTTAGGACCAACCCAACCTGTTGGAGTCGGCATAGATCCTTTTGGACCAGTTACTCCACCGATTTTCTTATTAGCCATCTTTTTTCATTCCTTCGTATGCTGCAGCAATAGCATCGATTGATTCTTTAGCAGAAACAACTTTGTTTGCTGGAGTGTCTTTTGTGGCTGACGGCTTGATATTCTTTTCACCTTGCTTATTGTCGTTACCACGTGTAGCTGCTGGCTTAGTAGCCTTTTCAGCTGCATCAGAGCTATCTGCCATATCTGCTTTAGCGACTGGATGGCCAGCTTTCATCTTTTTATCTTCGTCGCCTTTAGTCATCGGCTCAGCTTCAGTTGCGCCTGCCATGCGCTTTGAACCAGCTGCGTCTTCCCAAATAGACATTAGACGTTCGCGAACAGTACCTTCTTTTTGCATAGTCTTACCAATTGCTTTCCGGCGTTTGTGTAGAAATTTATCAGAACTGTCAACGTCGCCATCGTTGTCAATATCTTTATCTTTACGATCAGCAAACTTCTTCTTTGCAGCTTTAGGATCTACCTGATCGATCTCATCGCCATCATCAGATTTATCGTTAGATGCATCTTCTGCTGGCTTTTCGTGAGTATAACCCATCTTAGCCAGCTTTTCATGATCCTCAGGTGTTTTGGCTTCAACCTCTTTACCAGTTTTTGGATCATACATCATGTGCGGGTATTTAGCTTCTTCTTTTCTATTACCCAGCTTCTTATCTTGCTTTTTAATCATTTGATCTTTATAGTAACCTTCAGCATGACCTGCAGCTGCAGCATTACGTGCAGCTTCTTGAGCAGCTTCAAGTTCTTGTTGGTGTTGAGCCATTGACTCAGCTACGGCCATTTCTGTTAGTGCGGCCCGAACACCATCTATCATCTTATTATTCATCTGTTTTACTCCTACATCCAGATGTTGCTAGCAACAGCAGCCGCAGAGGCTGCCACTACTACCCAGAACAGTTTAGTTATTAATTGGACCGTCCTAGCGTTGTCCGCGGCTAATGCCGCAATGTCATCTATTTTAGCTGACAATTTGTTTAATCTCTCTGTTTGATGGCCATGTAAATCTGCTATAGCTGCTATCTTTTCTTCAGCTCTCGCCAACTGAATCATTGCTTCAGCAAGTTTATCGATCTTCTCTTCTATGCGGTCGAGCCGCTGCTGGGTAGTTGCCATTTTTGGTTTAAGCTCCAACTTCAACTGTCTACTTTTGCACTAGCACGCCATTGGTAACATGACCAATAACCCGCGGTAGTCTTATCTTTTTTCTGATCACAGTTGTGCCTTGCGCGAAATGACTTTCTTGCTTTAGGATCATCACGATTAATACCCATGTTGGGATCACCGAATCTTACAACTACGACTTTACCTTTTGCGTTTTTTACATAAACCTTGAATTTCTTATCAGGATTTTCTGAAGTACGAATAGGATCGTTCAGCTTTACTTTACGACCTT